AAATTCCATACAAAACAGGAACTTACGGAACATTAACCCCTACCCCCACCCTACATTTGTTGCGTAAATGATACAGATAGGAGCGAAAGTAGGGGATCGGATGAGTGAAATCGTATATATAGGGTACGCGGGTACGCGCATGTCACGCGGGGGGGTGCGGGTGCGCGATTAGACCGCGCATGCGCCTGCGTTTAACCCCCCACGGGCGCGTGTGCGATTAGACCGTGCGCGTCACGCGCTTCCTCATCCCCGGAACCCGCATCGTCGCTGTCCACGGAACCATCGTCGTCATCGTCCGCACCGTTTACACGCACCGGCAGCATGTCGATAACCGTCAACTGGGGTGCAGCAGCAGACAGCAGCGCACCTAATCGCCGCTCCAGTTCCACCGCAACAGCGGCAGCAGGACGGTCGCGCCTGTCTTCGACTATCTCCACGAACGCACCGCAGGTCTTGCCCCACAGTTCCACCGCACGGAGCCGTACATGGTCAGGACGCGCATCGTCCTCAGCGAACTGGCGTAGCAACTTGATGACCTTGGAGCGGTCAGAAACGCCGCGAGTCTCTATCAGCCGCATCCGCTCCGCTATCAGCGCATCTACCCTTGCCGCGACCTTATCGCGCTTCGCCAACCGACTCGCATGTGCATGGATCGTCTCCGGTGCCATGTTTTCCGCATCGTATGCGCCGCGATACGCCTCCGCCTGAGACATGCCTTCCGCTAGATTTGCCGCGAATTTCGCCTGTTTTGGTGTCAACCCGTCTTCGTCTTTCACGCCTGACATTGTGTAGTTTTGCCCTTGTTTTGTAGTGGTCTAGTAATTCTTTGACATCGTAACTAGTGCTGACATGGTCATGTTGCCATGTTTTTGAGTGCTGTTTTGACCATGAAACCTACCCGCAGCACCGATTAAACGCAAACTAAATTCGACCGATAATCAGTGACTTAGGCTAATTGTGGTCGTGTAAACGAAGAAAGTTGTTGACGAGTGGTCATGTAATCAGGCTAAGTACGCATCACCGGCAGCGGCAACGCTCCGGAGCGCACCCAGACGGCGCGTCGAGAGACAAGAGGTTCTGGTGCCGGAAGTGCGAAAGCAGCCCGGCGGCTCCACAAGGGGAGTCCGGCCTAAAGCAGACCAGTATCTGCCCAATCTACCGGGAAGCCTTCGACTGACCAGAGCATCCCACGGGGTGCTGCGGTGAGTCACCAACAACTGGAGAGCAGCATGAACTACGCAAATCACTACGGCTACAGCGATGTGAACCCCTTCGAAATCGTGCGCCGTATCAGCGACAAAACAATTGAGATTCGGTCGATGAAGGCTGAAAGAGACCCGGACTGGAAAATGGAGTTCGTCCCCGGCGGGTTTTTCGGCACCGTGGTCAACCAGAGCAGCCAAGAATGGGTCATCAAGAGCGATCCCAACGGTCGTGTCGTCCGCATCCGTCTCGGCAAGCGAGGGTGGAAAGACGCTCACCGCAACCGCTACGACCTGTCTGACGAGCCGGTCAAATTCTACGACTTCAACTTCTGAGAGGAGGGCTGAACATGAAAAATGAAATCGTGCGATTCGATGAGCGTTTCGGTGACTGGGGTCACGAGACTGAGGAAACGGAGCGCGACTACGAGCAGCAGATTCACGAGCGCGTAGAGACCTACAGCGGCTACGCCAGACAGGTTCACAGCGGATGGGTCTGGGTTGTCGGCTGCAACGAGCAGAGATGGTCACGCAGACCGACTCGACACGCCTGTGAGCGGGTCGTGTATCAGGTCGTTGAGCATCTGGGAGAAGAAGACGCTTTCGACCTGTACACGGGCGACGATTTCGACGATGAGACCAACCCCGACGGGGTGGACACCTATCACGCATGGGACTGCGAGGGAGACAACACATGAGCGACAACAACTACATCAACGCGCTGCGACAGCAGGTCAAGGCACTGGCGGCTAATCCGGATGGTGACGCTCTAGAGCGCATCGAGGCTCTGGAGCAACTGGTAGCGGCACTCGATGAGTCACGCAGGGTTGTAATCACGATTCACCGTGGTATCCCAGAGATTACCCAATGCCCGGATGGCATCGATGTCGAAATCTGGGACTACGACACGGAAGGGATGCACCAAGACGAATTGGACGAATTGGTCAAGGATGACAGGGGTTGTGAGTATTTCTTGAGGGAGGGTTGAACATGACGAACTTCACAGAACGCGAACCGTGGTTGGCGGCTGCTGCCGTCGCCCTACAGCACCAAGTGTTCCCCCGTGCAGGGATTGACCCCGCACAATGGGAGCAGCGCCGGTACCGTGTGGCATGTGGGTTCCCCATTGGGTACCGGGGTTCGCGCAGCGGCAAGGTGGCACTGGGACAGGCGTTCGACCCGTCCATCTCTGCTGATGGCACCTTCGAGGTGTTCATCAACCCCATCCTCGACCGTCCCTTGGATGTCCTCGCCGTCCTCGCGCATGAGTTGGCGCATGTCTGGTCTGGCATCCAGTGCGGTCACCGTGGCGAGTTCGCACGGGTCGCCCGTGGCATCGACCTCGTCGGTGCGCTGACCTCGACCACTGCCGGTGCATGGTTGTCCAATGAACTGGGCGACATCGCGCAGATTCTGGGCGCGTATCCCCACGCGAAAATCGATCCGAATAGCCGCAAGAAACAGGGGACGCGATTGCTGAAACTGCAATGCTCTGGCTGCGGGTGGACGGCGCGTGTCTCTGCCCTTCAGGCGAACCGGCTGCATTCTGCTTCGGCTTGCCCCGTTTGCTCATCCATCGACACCCTGAAACTGGAGGCTTGAACATGACCAAGCGCACCTTCTCGCTGCCCCTCAGCGACTCTGACCGCTCGTACCTGAAGATGCATGCCGTGAGGCAGGGCAAGTCCCCGAACGCATCCGACGATGTTCTCGTCGCAATCTGGAGCGGTCTCGACCCCACCCCGGTGGCTGCTGCGTCCCTTGACGCTGAGACCATCGAAGGCATCCGCCGTGATGCCATTGCTGCGGCAGTCGCTGCGGTCGAGCAGCATCGTCCCGTCCGCATCGAAATCAAGCAGGGTGCGACCATCCGTACCCTTCCTGCGGGTCACCGTCATGCGGTGTTCGCGGATGTACTCGCTGCCTTGTCTGTCCGCGAGAATGTGTACCTCGTCGGACCTGCGGGTTCCGGTAAAACGACCATCGCGGCTCAGGCTGCTGACGCACTGGAACTGCCGTTCTACAGCACGGGCGCGGTCGGCATGGCGTATCAGTTGCAAGGGTTCATCAACGCCGAAGGCAAGTACATGGAGACTGACCTGTACCGTGCGTATGTGGGCGGTGGCGTGTTCCTGTTCGATGAGATCGACGCATCGTCCGCTCAGGCACTGTTGGCATTCAACGCGATTGCTGCCAATGACCTCGCCGCATTCCCCTGCGGCACGGTTAAACGCCACGCCGACTTCGTCATCATCGCCGCTGCCAACACCTTTGGCGCGGGTGCTGATGCCCAGTATGTGGGGCGGTCGCAGTTGGATGCCGCGACACTCGACCGGTTCTCGTTTGTCTCGATGGACTATGACGAGCGTCTGGAACTTGCCATCTCGCCCAATGACCAGTGGACGCGCCATGTCCAAGCGTTCCGCAAGGCAGTGCGCGAGTTGAAGTTGCGCCATGTCGTGTCGCCCCGCGCATCCATCAAGGGTGGCAAGTTGCTGTCAGCCGGTCTCGACTGGAACCGTGTTGAAGAACTTGTGCTGACCCGCAACCTATCACCGCTCGACATCGACAAGGTTCGATCCAACATGCCCAAGAGGAAAGCAGCATGACCGTTTACCGCTACACCGCAGAGTCATGGGATGAGTTTGTCCATGACCTCCGCACCCGCAAAACCAACTGGGGGGACACTTCGCAAGGTTCGCAAGCGATTGGCAGAGCCGACTGGTCGGGCTGCGAGACATGGGAAGATGCACTGGAATACGCCGTCAAGGGTCACCCTGCCGGACGCGCTGCAATCGAGTCTGCGGCGGTCAAAGTGACGATGGAACCGGAACCCATGTGGGACACGGCTCCGGTCGGCGCGTTCCCTTGCATCCCGGCGAATGCAGCCGGTGTTCCGGAGGACATGTTCGCCATGTCCGACATCGCACCGCCGGTGCAGTCGCCCATCGTCCGCATCGCGGTCAACATGTCGGCGAACTGCAATGTCGATGCACAGGAAATCGTGAACCGTGGTGTCGCTATCGTCTCGCTCATTGACCGGATTCAACTGTCCGGTCGGCGTGTCGAGTTGATTGCAATCAAGCACGGCAACGATTTCATGAGCAATGACAAGTTCGTCTGGTCTGTCACGGTTAAACGACCGGAGGAACCCATCGACATGGACAGGATTGGGCTGTGCTTTGCCACCCCCATCATGCTGCGCCGGTTCTTCTTTCGGGTCTTGGAATTCATGACCCCTCAAGAGGTTGATGCTTACGGGATATCGCGTCACTTTGTGGACGAGTGCAGGGACTGCGACCTCTCCATCCCAATGATAAAAGGCAGCGAGTACTCAACCCCTGAACGAGCGGTGAAGACTGTGATGGGTCTTTGGGCGGCGGCGGCATGAGCCGCCCCTCCCCCCTTTTGCTTGCATGATTACTTGTTATCGACTATACTACTCAACATCGACACAGGAGACACGACCATGAACGAAGTTCGCCCTGAGTTCCACTACCTCAACCAACTTCGCGCATCTGGCGCAGTCAACATGTTTGGCGCAGCACCGCATGTCGAGAGCATGTTTGACCTGACTCGTAAAGAAGCGCGGCAAGTTGTCAGCGACTGGATGAAATGGGTCAGTGCTGACCCTGCCCGACTCAACGAAGGAGACGCACAATGAACATCATCGTCGAGCAGCGCAATGTTTACGGGAACATCAAGTTCTATCCGGTCAACGACCTCGCGCAGAAGTTTGCAGACTTGATGCGACAGAAGACATTCGATGTCCAAAACCTTGCAGACATCAAGGGTATGGGCATGACCGTCATCATCGATCAGAAAACCATCAGCATTTAAACAGGAGAGTGACATGAGAAAAATAGATTTCATCAAACTCAAATTGCCAAAACCTAACACCACAGAAGACGCGCTGACCCTCGCCCTCGTGCTTGCCATCACCGCGCCAGACGAGCAGGGTTCTAGTGACGCAACGGCTATCGCACAGGACCTATCGAAGGCTCTGTCTGAAATTGAAGTTGCCCGATGCAGGAACAGAGTCATTCAGATTCTGGAGGCAGCATGACCATACTTGAACACCTGTACGCGCTGTCAGTCGTGATTTTATTTGGCATCGTGATGGCAATAGCCGTCGTAAAAATTTCAATGCACAACGAGGACAAGTCATGAGGACTTACAAAGTAACCATCCGTGCAATCGTGACCAAGACTTTGACTGTCAAGGCAAAGAACAAGGACGATGCATACGAGGCCGCGTCTGAGGAATTCACTGTCCTGTGTGACGGCAAGAATGAAGACTATGAGCAGCGTTATGAGCAGTATCTCGTAGACATCAAGGAGAAAAAGGCATGAATACCGAAAATTATTGGGTTGAAAAGGCACAGTCTGTCCTTGTCAGTCGAACCATCGTCGCCGCCAGATACTTGACCAACGACGAGGCAGAACGACTGGGATGGAGCAGCCGCTCTGTCATCCTTGAACTCGACAACGGCGACCTCGTGTGGCCTAGCCGGGACGATGAGGGCAACGATGCCGGTGCATTGTTCACGACAAACAGCAAGGCAGACACGCTGCCCGTGATTCGTTAAGAGGAACAATCAATGAATGAATCAGATGTTGCGACTGCAAAAGAGAGGTATAAAATGATCCGTTCTGAACTCGAAAAAGAAACCAGAGAATTTGGGTTGCTCAAGCGACAGCATGAGCGACGAGTAAGTCAACTGACTGACGATGTCATCAAGGCATGGTCGGACTACCACTCGACTAGGATTGATGCGGAGTTGGCTAAGAAGCATACCGCCAGTGCTATCGACTTCATCAAGACCGCAATGGAGGGACAGCGATGAACGAAGCAGACATCAAGTTGCTACAAGGACAGGACATCGACATGGAGATTCTCCGTGCGTTGATGAAAATCCAACACGACCTACGATTGTTGGTTGATCGTGTCGAGTCCATCGAACAGATGATGATTGCTCCACCACATGGATGGGAGGACATCGAAGTAACCAACCCCCCTTTCTGATAGGAGTTTAAACATGAGCAGAATGTTTATCGATCCGGCGACTGGCGAGATGCACGACGAGCGGTGGTTCCGTATGCAGGACATCGACCTCGACACCGTCATCGAGGCAGTCAAGATTGATGATGGAGACCTCGCGTTCGTCATCATCCCTGAGAACATAACCCGGATGAAGGTTAGGGATGAAATGGTCATCAGTCTCATCAGTCAGTTCACTGGAGCGATTCTTGAACGCATGAACGAGACTGACGATGAGGATGAGCGTGAGCAGTTGCGTGAGATTGGAAAAAGAATCTGCACCGTGATGATGTTCAACCTCGCAGAGTTGGAAAAGGAGAAGAACCATGCAGACTTTCACCAGAGCGGAGGAAAATTCCACTGGAACCGTAGTGACTTTCACTGACTGCGACGGGAACCCTGTGCTGTGGGTGTTCCCCTCACCGGGGCGCGTCTGGAAAGATCGTTGGGTTGCCTTCACCAACAGCGAGGAGTTCAATTACTTCAAGGGTTCCGAAGAAGAAGTGTTCAAGTGGGCTGATGCCTACCTGTCCAAGCGTGTTTAACCAAGGAAGCCCCGGCTCCCGTCATGGGGGTCGGGGTTCTCTCACAGAAGTTTAAGATTCTCAGGCCCGATTTCACGGGTGTTGTCAGGGTCGTAGTCTGTCGGGGTTCCCAACTCCCACGCCCTGTCGTACTGAATCCACCCGTAGATTTCTACCTCCCTTAGTTCCGGCATCACCGGCTTGGCTACAAACAGCACAAGCCCCTTCCCTACCTGATGCCGTCGAACCGCTGCGCTATCACGGGTACGCAGCCTCTTCACCTCGATGTTATCTCCGACATCCGCCATGCCTTTGTGTGTGTCGTGATGTTTAACCGGCCAGACATGACCAGACCAGTATCGATTGGCGTACTTGGCAACTGCCAGTTCCGCCACGCAAGCGGCGACCTGAGCGGTACGGTCATCCTCCATCCTCGCGCTGTCGTAGTGCGAGGCATTGTCCCGCGACCAGTTCTCTATGAACCGACGCGCACCGACATGTGATGCCCATTCGTACTCCCATGGGTCGAGTTTGATGATGGGTCTCACAGGTTCCCCCAGTCATACAAATCGGGTGCGCCAGTCTTGTCGCTGTATCTGCCAGTGGGCAGGTCGTAGTTCAATTCGATATCACCCACCGCACCGACCCATTTGAACCGGCTCTTCCAGACATGGACTTGGGTCTCGTTCTTGTTGCGGTGGACGGTGACACCCATGTCTGCCTTGGCAAACCACGCAGCCGATCCGCTGATGTGCTGTCCCTTGGGGATGCCACTGTCTGGCAATGCCTTGGCAGGGTGCGCCACGAACCATGCATGAATCTCATGCGACTTACAGAACAGGACGATGTCGGTGAGCATCTTGCTGATAGCCTGTTGCTCTGAGTCACCCTGCATTTCGAGATAGTTGTAGGGATCGATGACCAACCCACGAACACCCATTCTCATGACCGCCTGTTTGGTGCGGTCTATGATGGACTGTACAGTACTGGGCGCACCGTCATGGGATTGGAGGAACACGAAGTGTTGGTTTAGGAACGCGAGTGCGTAATCCCTTTCGTCGCTGTTCATCCGGTCATCCCCGAAGAAGGGCTTGCCGACCACCTTCTCCGCGAGTTTGGCGATGTGCATGGCGGGTGGGTTCTCGAAAGACGCAATGGCAAATCGCCATCCCTTTTGCATTGCAATATTGACGCATATTTGGTCAATCAATTCTGACTTGCCGGAACCCGGCAGTCCGGTCACCACTGACAACTGACCGGGCAGGATTGTGTACAACTTGTCGAGGGATATCATCCCAGTACTCGCCCCCTTCACCACCCCCTGCTCGTAGAGGCTAAGGATCTGTGGGCTGAAGTCCTCTGGGAGGTACACGCCCTCAAGGGGGAGGGGTCTAGCCGCCAATAGGGCTTCTCGTAAAGCCTCAGGGCCATGTTTCTGGAGGGTCTCGTTGGAATCCTTCTCAGGGAGGGTGACCGTCCAACACTTGGCTCGACCGATACGCCTCGCCAGTTCCTCGACCAGTGCCATCCCCGGCTCGTCTTGGTCTGGGAAGAACACCACCCGCTCGACCTTGTCGATCAGTTCCCGTGCGTCCCAGATGTACGAGAAGCGACCGTCCTGCTTGGGGTCTACCTTGCCATCGGTCACCTTCTGGGGTGCGCCGTTCGGGACAGACACGGCATGGATACCGGCTGACGCAAGGGCTAGGACATCCATCTCGCCTTCGCAGATGACCAGTTCCGTGATGTCCTGCGGTAGTTGGTTTAAACCAAACAGTGATCTGGCAGAGCCTTGCTGAGTGAACTCCTTGTCCCCGGTGCTGCGCCACTTGATGGCCTCAGGTTGGCGGGGGTCGCCATACACAAACCCGATGGCGGGTGAACGACCTGTCCCTGCGAAGTACTTCTCGGAGCCGACCAAGGGAAACTGGTTGGCTATCTCGGGATTGATTGCCCGTTTAACCAGAAAGTCTGTGACGATCTGGGGGATATGCTCAGTGGGTGGGTCAATGTGCTTAGGTGCTGTTGACTTGGTGATGTGGACTTGTTGCATGAATGTTTTCTTCCTCATTGCTCCAGAGGTTCCGCAGTGGAAGCATTGATAGACCACTCGGTCTTCTTCCACCATGACCCCCATCGTTCTCTCATGGGTTTTCCTGCGTGAGTCTGCACAGACTGGACAACGGATGCGTGTCGTTTCTGTCTGCGAACTCAGCACTTCTTCTAGCGACATGTGATCTCCCGTGTTCTTGCAGAGAATACCTCCCCCTTTTCCGGGTGGCTGGCACCACCCGTACTCAGTGTCACTGTGCATTGCAGCACAGCACTGGAACTGCTTTCAGGGGAGATACCTATCTCATGCCCTACTTACACAAGTCCAGTCCGGTTTGGCTGTAAAGCCACCCACCATGTTGTCAGGGGTAGACAGAGCATGGATTTCACATGGCACTTTGGGGCGGGAAGGATGATCCCCCTCCACTCACTTACGGCTCGCCTGACCGGCGTATACAAGACGGATTTGATTTCCACCCGTTTAGCGTGTAGATTCACGCCCGTCTCGACTTCGCAACTCAAGACTACCGTTTGTTCACCCGGACGGTCAAGCCCCAGAGGAGAAATCTTCTGGGGCTTTCTTATTCCAGAGTACTGACAGTTATCTCTGCTCTGGGATTCGCCTTATCAAGGCGATGAAAGATGTGCTTCTCTTTCACCTGTCGATCATTCTCGTAGATGAATCCTTGCATGCAATCAAGGATTACAGACTCATCCAAGTCAGGTCTGCGAGTCGCGTAGTAGATGGTGATATCTACCCGGACATCCCCGGACATCAGCGGATCAATCTTTTTGCACTGCAACTTAAAGTCGCGCTCGTAACCACGGGCCTTCGCGGACTTGATGAACGCAGGCCGTCCGTTTAAATGCACAAGCATACGACTATTCGACTTGCTTGCTGGCTCACCATACACGACCAATTGTATTTCCATATACGACACCACAGGTTACAATGACAATAGTTTACAACAAGGAGGACGCATGAAGATAGATAACAATGTCCCTCTTCCTAAGCACCTAGCAGGGCGCGTGAGGATTGGGCCACTTCCACTTCTTGATCTTGATGTGGGCGACAGCATCCTAGTCGAATGCAACCCTGATGAGATCGAGCGTGTTCTGCATTCGGTGCGCGTCAGGCTTTCAAGATTCAGATCAAAGAACAAAGCCTTCAGGTTCAGTAGCGCAGCAGAAAAGAAAGGCATCCGCATCTGGCGGGTATAACACAGGAGACAACATGAAACTTACCAACAAGTTCGGGCTTCCCGATACGGTGGTCAAAGCATTGACCCGAAGCGAATACAGCAAGGGTGAATCCAATCGCAGTGTGACTCAACTCATCGACTCACCGCGTGTCCGCATCCTCCGCCAAGAGAACTGGGACAACATGGAAGAGGATGTCAGCGAGAAGATGTGGGCTGTCCTTGGGACTGCCGCACACAAGATGTTCGAAGACACGGGTGATGACAAGCACCTTACCGAAGAGCGTCTCTACACTGAGGTCGAAGGTTGGGCTATCAGTGGAGCCATCGATGTTCAGCGTATCGAGGACGATGGTGTAACCATCATGGATTACAAGACCACATCTGTCTGGTCTGTGATCTTTGGCAAGAAGGAATGGGAACATCAGTTGAACTGCTATGCCTATCTCGTCCGGCATGCAAAGGATGTAAAGGTCAAGGGTCTGAAGGTCGTTGCAATCCTGCGTGACTGGAGAGCAAAGGACGCAGAGCAGAAAGCCGACTATCCCAAGGCTCCCATCGTGGAGATCGACATCCCTCTCTGGACTACAAGCAGACAGGATGAGTACATGCGGGGGCGCGTCGAGTTGCACCAAGAGGCTGAGTTCGACCGACTGACTGGCGCGGAACTGCCTGAGTGTTCAGCCGATGAAAGATGGGAGAAGCCGCACATCTGGGCTGTCAAGAAGACCGGCAACAAACGCGCACTCAAACTCTACGACAACGAGAAGGATGCCAACGAGGCACTTGCTGCGGGTCAAGAGATTGAGTTCCGTCGAGGCGAGTCAACCCGATGTGCAAATGATTGGTGTCGTGTAAACGCATGGTGTTCGCAATATAAAAATATGGCACCAAGCATAGACAACACCGACGAGTAACTTGTATACTTCTATATAACAACACAGGAGAAGTTGATGACTGACGAAAACATCATTGATCAAAAGGCCATTGCGGATGAGTACCGCAATATCTGGGAGACCCTGTCCAAAATCGATGTGTCGAAACATGTCGAGAAGAAGAACGGGTTGTCCTATCTGTCATGGGCATGGGCATGGGGTGTTCTCATGGAACACTTTCCGCATGCTGAGTATTCGTTCTCTTCCCCGGAACTGCATCAGGACGGAACCGTCACCATTCATTGTGATGTGATGATCGGTAACTGCCACCGCACAATGTGGCTCCCGGTGATGGACTACAAGAACAACGCCATCAAGAATCCCGATGCGCGGAAGATCAGTGACACGAAGATGCGGACATTCGTCAAGTGTCTCGCCATGTTCGGGTTGGGTCATTACATCTATGCCGGTGAGGATATCAATCCTTCAGCGGAATCAGAGTCTGTTGCACAGTTGTCCAAGGAAGAACTCAACACTCTTTCGGAACCGCCTGAGCCGAAGAAGAAGAAGCCAGTACCCACCAAGTCTGGCCCCAATGACATCCCGACAGAAGAGGGTGCGGCTGAGGTGGTCGGTAAACTCTTGGAGTTCGCCAACAAGTTCTGTGCCGATGAAGCAGGGCTTGTCGGTTTCTGGAAGGAGAACAAGAAGGTTATCGACATCTTGGATAGCAACTATCCGAAGCAGTACGAAGTACTCAAGCAAGGTTTCATTCAACTCAAGGCCAAAGTAGGAGGCAATGCAAATGTCTGAATATCAGAACCGGGACATGACCCAAGGCGCACTGTTCATCAACAACCGCAAGACAGCAACGAACCAACCTGACTTCCGGGGGGAACTGACTTTGAGCAAGGCTCTCCTCAAGGAGTTGGTCGAGCGTGTCAAGGAAGGCAAGGAGGCGAAGTTGTCTCTTGCTGTGTGGAAGAAGAAGTCGAAGGCGGGTAACGAGTACCAGTCCATCGCTGCTCAAATCCACACTGAGTACAAGAAGGATGGCGGGTCGGAGGACATCGAGGTTCCCTTCTGATGAAAAAGAAAACGCTTACCAAGTCTGACAAGATCAGAAAGTTTCTAGACCGTGGTTTACCAAGGCCGCAGATCTGCAAGAAACTCAATGTGTCTCAGCAGTTGGTCTACATCGTTGCCCGGAACCATGGGATGGTTAGCCCGGTTAAACGCAAGAGCAAGCGCAATACGGAACGCGAGGTTCTTGAAAAGTTGTGGTCAATCCTGAAAGACCACATGGAAAACAAATGATCCGTTGGGTCAAAAACTTTCTCCGCTCGTACTCTGATTTCTATCAGTACGAATGGAGAAAGGTTCCCCCGCCTAACTGGCGGAGTTCTCGCGGCGGAAGGGAATACTGGTGAAAGAAGAATTCATCAAGGCATTGCAGTCAGGGGTCAACCTCGCGAACGAAGACAAGTTCGATGAGGCTGTCTCTAAGTTGGAACCATTGGCAGACCTGCATCAGTCCATGGTGCAAGCGTTGATACAGCGCGGTCGTTGCCATTGGGAGATGCGCCGTTGGGACAAAGCCACTGAGGACTTCCGTAAGGCAGGACTCATGGCTCCCGACAACATCGATGTCAAGTGGACAATGTCCTTGATGAACCTTCAACAGGGCAACTTCATCGAAGGTTGGAAGACTTTCGATGACAGATGGGAGTCGAAGAAGTTCGACAGTCCTAGGCTCAAGACCAAGAAGCCGCGATGGCACAAGGGCAGCGGGTACAAGGATGTACTCGTCTGGTCTGAACAGGGTATCGGTGACCAGATTCTTTACTGCTCTTTGCTGCGCGAGATCAAGAGCGAGACTCCGGTGGTCACCGTCATGGTCGATGCGCGTCTGATCCCTCTCTTCGAAAGGTCTATGCCGGGGATAGACTTCATCCCGCAGAACGCTTTCGTGAGCGACATCGACGCACAGATTCCCATGGGAAGCCTCGTGTCTGAGTTCATCGAAAGCAAG